ATCACCACCATATTCTGGATATGCCCAATAATCAATCTCGCCATTTGGCGTATTTGCAAAACTTTTTTCAACATATTTTCCATTTGGCGCTGTTGAAGCTCCAAGCACGCATAACCATTTGCCAGAAATATACACATCACTTCCAGTCCCATTTGTACTCCACCCATTACTCACTGTCCAGTTACCATCTGGATAACAGTCAAAATCTTCTGCTAATTCCACCGGTAAGGTGTTTACAAGGTACGCTCTCATTAATGTTCCAGCCACACTTGAGCGTGCTTTAAAATGCAGGTAGTCGGATGACGATAAATCAACGCTTGCATAATTTTTGCGCGTAATGGTATCTCCCAATGCCCCACTTGCGCCGACTGCTACTTTTAAACATCCTGTTCCTTCGCTTTGCAGTGATGTTTCAAGCGTCAATGGCATATTAGAACCGTCAGAAGTAGCCCAGTCAGAAATACTGTCACAGGAGTCTATTGCAGTCTTTGCCGGTGTCAAGTCTTGCCATGTGGAATCAGGCGTTGAAGACGTGCCGGAACGTATAACATACTTTAGTTTCGTTTGGTGATATATATCACGGATCGTTGTGGCAGAATGAGCAGTGTTAGAAATACGAATTTCGTCTAAATATCCTTGCCAATGATGGTTCGGTGTTGAGGAGTAGTACTGTCTGCCTATTTGCAAGTCAGCCGTTCCGGTAGAATGTGCTAACGCCAATGCTCTCGTGCCTGAAAGCTCTCCATTAACATACATTTTCATATTAGCGCCATCAAATGTTACAGCAACATAATACCACTGGTTTGAATAACATTCACCACCATAAACATAATAAAACGTTGACCCATTATGCAGCCAAAATCCAAACCTTCCACCTTCATAATAAAATTGATAATCGTTCTGGCTAGAGTCATATTTTGATAATATCATCCCTAACGGTTTTGAATAATACAAAAAACCATTCGTCGGTTTACACCAGCACTCAATCGTTAAATTTGTCGGATTCAATGCAGTACTATGCGGCACTGTCCCATACGTTGTATTTGTTCCGTCAAACAATATCGCACCGCCAAAATACCCGCCAGTATCCCACATTGTATCAACACTTAACGTACCATGATGCGCTCCTGTTTCACTCGATAATGTCGTTCCGCTTGTTTCATTGCACCGCCATAATGCGACTGTATCTGATTCAACACTGAACGCCGCCTGTGTTTGCGTGCTTTTAGTAAATTCAAGTGTCGTATAATCGTTCACACCAAGGCAATCATAAGCAGGGCTCACCCATGCCCCATATAAATACCCCGTATCCTTTGTAATCGCCGGAACGCTCGGAGTCCCGCCCATTGTCGCCCTGTAATATGTTCCTTCGTTATATAAAGATTGCGTGTTGATTGTACATAATCCGCCTCTTGTAACATCATAATATGGACTGCCTCGATAAAGTATTCCGCTCGACAACACAAAATCTATCCATGAATTATTAGCAAAAGCATCCACAAACACGTTTGAATATTGCTGTGCCGCAAGGGCATGTACGTCATGTACTTTCATTAAGGTAGTACACAATGTCGCCATTACGCTGTCTGTATATGAAGTAGTCGGATCGGCAGGTTTTAGCCCGTTTATAGCTCTTTCAATAGCCAAGAAATCTTCGTATAATTTCGGGTCAACATTTGTTAAGTTTTTATATGGAATTACAAAACCGCCCATTACGCCACTATCCTTCCTTGATTAAAAAACACTTCACATCCAAGAATCGCAAAATCCTGATCCGCTGCACTATGTTGAAACTTTAACTGTAAAATATGCCCGGGCCTGTTAATCGGTACTTTAGCAATCATATAATCTCTTTTTGTGCGCAACACATCCACGCCCATGCGCCATGTCGAGCCAAGCATCTTTTCACGGGAAGTATCGAGCATCTTAAATGTTTTTGACTCCCAATCCGTGTAATCAGTCTTATAATACAAAGTCATGTCCCAATACCCGGTCTGCTTGACATATACATCCACTTCCGCAAAACAATGTTCCTGATGCGTGTCACCAACAATCATCGGGCCAGTGTGATAAAAAGAATCAATTCCTGCCGCTATTGCGTTTTTTCCTGTTTCGTGCTGATTTACGTACCCATCATACCCCCCGCCTAACAGCAGGTTCTCGCCCACAGGCCCTTGCGTCATCTTTAATGCAGAAGAAGGTATGTCCCTAACCGTCCAGTCACCTGTCTTTGTTCCGTAAACAAGCCATTTATTGTTCGTTGTAGAATCTATGGAGACCGCCCATGTGATTTCATTCTTGATAGCATCATACGTCCCCTGAATATGTTCCCGCCGTTCCGGTGGAATACGAGGAATAAATGCGTCTATCTTGTTATCTGAAATACTTANTGGCGGCTCAATCCCGTTTGTAGTTTCAAACCCATCAAGAGAAGGAAAAAATAACTGGTTTTCAATAGGCACTATTCCATGATGCGAAACACACCCTTTATCCCTATGCGCCTGCAATAACGAAAAATTGTCTTTAGTATCGCCAGCAAGAAGCCAAACACTTGTATCAGTAAAAACAACGAAATAAGCAGGAAGCGAAGCACACCCCGTAACCCGCTTTTCAAAACTAAACAAATTTGTTGAAAGCCAAGTTGACTGGTCTGCATCACTGTACGAAAACAAATCTTCGCTGAACCTAATAGTGTTTTCATATAACCTTTCCGTTCTTCCAGCTACGAATATATATGCCTTATGCCGGACATTATACTTTCCGACCGGCGCATACGTTACCGCCGATGAAACATTAAGCCCGTCCCATTTGTACAACGCGTCCACTCCATTCCCAAAGTACATATCATCCTTAATCGTCAGGAACGTCGCTTGAGCGTCCGCAGACAGCCCNGAAACCACGTTTGTCCATGTCCCGCCATTACACCATTTGATAGCGCCATTCGAGCCCGCAACAAGCCGTTTTGTGCCGTCCCTGCGTGTGAAATCGTATAATCCCGTTATTCTGTTACTGCCGTTGACCTGATCACTTGAATATCTGGCGTATCCTTTGCTTTTACATAATGCGGTGTACTCTCCGACTCTGCGTAAATCTATGTTTTGTATATCAACGCACGCCGTATTCGGTGTATTTAGACTTGCATTAGTGTTTATAAGCCCAGTTAAATTATTAAAATACTTAACCGATTGCACTTTTTATACCTGTTCCTCTTTCATGTTTAGAAACTCTGATTTTAAGACTGTGTTCTCTTGCCCTTAATTCTCTGTTTGCAAAAGCCATTTTGTCCAGTTCTGCCGTGTACATAGACTGTGCCATTGACAGTATGTCATTCATGCCGCGGTATAATGCACCCTCGACTAATAAACCATAGAATATTGCGAATTTGTTGCGGATATCAGATACGTCCTGTGACATTCCAGGATATTTACTATAATAATAATAAACTAACTCCCCGTTATATGTACTTGAAGGAGCATACCAGACATGCATTACGGACGCTGTATTTGGATCAGCGGAGGGAACTATTGTGTAGTATGTAGGTTCACCTGACGTACTTCTGTCACCGACATGAAGATTGATATATTCTTCATAATCAAGGTATGTCAAAAATCGTTCATCAGTTGACGTAACGTTCATCCATACTGTATTCTCACCAAGTAACCTATGGAAATTCTTGGCAATATTGTAAGATTCCGTTCCAGTAACTAATGTGATTGATGCCGGCGTAACGACTTTAAGCTCTTTTAATATCGTATTGTAGGTAGAATATAAATCTTCAACGATTCTGCGCTCAACGTCTTCATACCATATTGTCAATACTTCCTTAAACTCATTAGATTCGTCCCTGACCATTGCCGCGGTTTTATTGACAATTTCTATTTTGCTCTGCATTTGCGCCATATATCCATCCTTTGTAAATGGTTAAACGGCACAATTATAAATATATCAAGCAAACAGAATCATTATAAGCACCGTCCGAAACGTCACATATTAATCCGTTATTAAATACCTGCCCTTCTCCCGCAAAAGTGATTGCTTTTGAATCTTTTGCAGTAGGCAGTTTTATGTATACAGCAGGAACGCCGCTGTTATCTTCTAAAACAAGTTTATCATCCGCATTTGTGCTTATAAATGATATCGCGCGTATTTTGATTTGTTTTGCTGCTATTGTAATATCTGAACTAAAAGTATCCAGATATATCGGGTTTGAAGTCAAAACGTTTGCCATGTCTAATATCCTTTCATGTATTGTTTGGGGGTGCTCCGCTACAAAGCAATCCCCCACACAATATTTATTTTTCTCCGACAGCTACCCAAGAAAATGCACCTGAACCAGCACCAGATTCGTCTGAAACAGAGAATCCAACTGTGGTTACGGTATCAAGCACATACAACGCTTCACCAGCCGCTATTGCACTCAACGCCGATACAACAACTTTCGGAGCGGTGCTATATGCCGCAGTAAAAGTAACGTCTTTTACTCCACCAGACAACGCCGTTGACCCGCAATCCAGGACAAGCTGTGTCGTGGACGGAGCAAGGACAGGCGCTCTGCCGTTCAATCTGATAATCGTCCCTGTTACATTAAAATCAGAACTTGCACTTAATGCAGTAAACGCGCCAGTTGACGGCGATGNCGCACCGATAGTGGCACCGTCAATCGTTCCACCGTTAATATCAATGGTCGTCACTGTCCCGCCGTTTGCCACGCCAGAAAGCGCAGTAAAGTAGCCAGTAGCGCCATATACCGCCAATGGCCTGTATGACGCACTGCCGATATTATAGGTATCTGTTTTTCCTGGGATTAAGTGATGAGAAGAATTTATCCGCCAATCACTGACGGAATTAGCTCTATCATATCCGCCAGTCCAAAAATCACCTTGTTCGGCAATAAGAATACCTACGCATGCTAAAGCAAGTACCGCTATTGCTATGAATATATATTTTCTCATTGTGCCTCCAATTAATCTTTTCGAAGTTTTTCGATACTTCCGGCTTCAGGATTGTCTGGTTCAAGACTACGGGAAAGACTCTGATACTCTGATATCTTCCCTTTATATGCCTTATGAAACCGGACATTACGCTCGATTGAGCGCCCCGCCATCATATCGTTCCGACTAATCAACGCTCCTCGAATATCTTTTTCGAGTTCTTTCTGGCGCTTACATGCAGTATCTTTTTCAGAATCAGAGTATTCAACGGGTTTTCCTTTATCGAGAGTTTCCTGATAACTATTTCGTTTCTGCATCAGAACATCTCTGTTCCTGACATCGCTCCTCGAAACACCGGCTTCATCGCTTTTCCTGTGTTTCATCGCTCTATCAATTTCAGTGATACGTTCCTGATAGCTTTGCCGTTCAGTTGCAGTTAAAACTCTATTCATTAAATACCCCTTTCCTGTTTTTGCTTATACAACGCGCCCCAGTCTGAAACCGAGGCGCGTATTGTATAAACCGTTTTACTTACACATTATTCCCAAATATCCAGCGCCATTCAACAGCACCGTAGGTATAACGCTCATACGCAGAATACATACGTTGCAGAGTGTTGAAGTCAACATCTTGCTTAAACTCGATATTAACTCTCTCAAGCCAAACAAGGAATCTCTTCATTTTCGCACTGTCAACTATCCACCAGTCCACGCTGGAAGGAAGGTTATCAAGCACAATATACTTGTACTTACCATGATGGAAATTGACGTTATTTAAATCCACATCAACTTTCCCAACAGTTTTCACTATCTCGAAGATTGTCTCTTCAAGAGCGCGAGGAACAATAACAAGATCAGGATTGTATGCCTGTGACTTGTTATTCCTGTCATCTCTGACCCCTATCATCGCCTGTCTTGCTGTTTCAAGCGAAGTCGCCGTAAGTGCATCACTTCCGACATTATCAAAAGTAATGGCAGCATCATACGCAGAAGTATGAGCAGCATTGCAAAGTGATAATCCGTCGCCTGTTAAACTGCCAGAAAACGAATCGCCAAAATAATTGGCAACATTAACTTCCCGCGAATACTTCGCTGCCGCGCCAATCATTTCCGGTATATCAGCAACAATACCGTATTCATCGTCATCGTACAGTTTACGTTCAACCGTAACTTTGAGACCCAGTTCGTCCGGTATCAAAGTCTTGGTATGTCCCATTGTAATCGTATCTTCCTCAAATGACCCCGCAAACGGTTTCATTCTATCGAGACCAACGATTGTTCCCATTCTTGCCGCAGCACCCTTCATCGGTTTAACCGTAAAAAGACTGTCGCGGTTTGACCCTTTCATATCCTCATTCGCTTTAAAAATCTTATCGTAAATGGGATATAAATTAGTCAATTTCTTCATTGCAGCTTCAGTTACAGCACCCATGTTAATACCTCCTTATTGACTAATTTAGTTTATAGACCAATATCCGCGCCAAACTGACTACCTCTGAATAAACAAATCTCAGCATAAAACTTCACGTTTGCTGAATTGAGGCCAGTAAGTCCAACATGGTTCTTGTCCAGTTTCCTTGTGTTCGCATCAACGTCCTGCGCCATGTTCTTCCCACCAAACCGAAGAGGCTCATAACTCCGCCCATCAGTTGTGATGTAGTTCTCAATGACATTCGCCGCGATTCCATACGTTCCGCCAGCAGTCTGATACCCACTATCAATATTCGCTTTGAGGTTAGTTACGCCTAAATACGCGGCATACTGACCCAAAGGATAGATGATAATGAAATCAGAACTTGATGTCGGGTCAACAGTCGGTACGTTTGCAAGAGCAACCGTGCAACTGGTAGTTGATACTGAACTCGAAAGAATAAAATCAAGTTCGCCCGCTCCCGGAGCAAGAGTCCTGTATATCCATCCACCACCCAAATTCGGATGACCAATACCATCTGAACATGTAAATACCATGTTCGGAACGGAATAAGAAGCAACATCTAAATCCGTCGCCTGTGAATACTCAGCCAGATATGTACCAAATGGATTGCATACCACCGGCATAGTATCCAGATTCTCACTTGCCATAACGCCAGCAGTTGTGGCGGCGGCATTGAAAATACCGACAAACCCTTTCATAGCTGTTTCGCCAGTAATTACTGTCCCGTGGTCCGTCCCGTCAGTTAATCCATCTGCCGCCCATTCTCCGACGACATAAGTATCATTGATGGCGGGCTTCTCCATCACAAGGGCAGGTGCGCCTGATAAATCCCTGCTAAAAATAGCCATTTTAAAACCTCCCTATTAAAATTAATTAACGAATCCTTTTGGTTCATACAGTTTTCGCTCACTGTTAAAACCGAACTTCTTTAACCATTGTAACGGCATCTTTAACCCTCTTGTAATACCAGCCCGATGTATCGGGTTCGTATTCGCAAGCGATTCAAGACTTTCACCTACCATGCGCCGCATGTACCGGAAAACACCGTGACATTTTTTGCATTGATATACTGTCGTGCTACGGTTCTCAACACTCTGTTTTTTAGTGTCTTGAGACCTGCAATATGGACATAATATCTGCATCATCACTCCCATCTCCAGTTTTTGCTCCCGCAAAGCGGGCAGCCTCCAGCGCGTTTCAAGGGACTCCTGACAACATCATCAATCGCGAATGATTCTGTAATACCTGTAACGCCGGTAAATGATGTAGAGGTAACTCCCGTGTAATTGAAAGACTCGTTCTTTCCGCCGTTCTGGTCATATATAGTCGCGGACCCGCTCGATGCGAATCCTGCGGTACTATCCACATTAACTGTCGTATCTCCTGAATTTACTGCAACCGATAAATACGTTTTATCCTGTGCGTGTGCCTGTCCTGTCAGTGTATCACCTAATCTATCACGCCCTTCTAAGCATAACAGCCCGCAATGCTGACAGTACCCCCGCAAATGTTCCTTTGAACTGGGGTCTCTCTTATCTTCCCAATAAAACCTTCTTTTTCCGCCTGTACTTGTTGGGTGTACTTGTTGCATCTATTCCCTCACTTAAAATATGCCGCGTATTCTTCTTCTGTTATCTTCACACCAGCCGCCATCGCAGCGTTTAACGCATCTCTTTGATCCTTAGTCAACTGAACTTTACTCTTTATATCAGTTGCCGGCCTCTCCCGATGCTGTTCTTGTGCGATTCTTCTATTCGTAATTATCTCCTTCTTAACCTGCTTATGTATCGAAGGACGCAACTGGTCATACGCCTCTAAACTTGCCCGCCACATCCCGCTTGGATCTTCCTGTAAATGCGGGTCACTTTGATATATCTTATTCGCTAATTTATAATGCCTTGAGCTCTGGTTCTTTAATTCAGGAAACCTTCGAACTGATTTATCCCAAGCCCTTGCATTCGCTTCTTCAGTTTCCTTGACTTTGTAATACTTCTCTTCCATCTTCCGCATTATACGTTTTTCAAGCCGTTCTTCACGATACCGCTTAACATCAGCCTCTAATTCTGGCTTCTCTTCAAGTAACCTGTCAAGCTGTTCATCCGTCAACTCTTTTTCAACAGGCTGTTCTTTCGGTAACGCCGGAGTATTCTCTTCAAACTTCTTTAACTTCCGCCTGTACTCCATTGCCCTGTTCTTCCAACTCACACCAGATTCATCATCGCCTTCTTCAATGCCATCTTCCTCTCCGTCAGCTTCANCACCCTGTTCTTCTTCCGGCGCTTCNTCAATTTCTTCCTCAACATGTTTTTCTTCTTCTNCCGCTGCTTCTTCATCAATTTCAATCTTGTCTTCTTGCGGCTTTTCAGCTTCCTTTACTTCAGCTTCCTTTACTTCTTCTTCAGACTTCGGCATTGTGCATCCTTTCAATTATAGTGAATTTAACGATATATTTTTGGTCACGCGGAATTACGTTAAACCGCGCTCACTTTAATATTTAATATCAGCCTCTTTTTTCGGCTCTTCTTTCTTCTCTTTCTCATCAAACTTCTTCTTCAATAACTCCATCTTCATAATGGCAAGGTTCAATCCACCACATAACCCCTGCAAAAACGTGATTGTCCTGAAATCTTTTTCTGTGTTGTCGCTGTAATTAGGAACTTCCAGCGTATCCTTTATCTGTTGCTTCTCTGTTTTTAAATACTCAAGGTAAATAATGAACCGTTTATCATTAACTAACGTCAAAAACTCTTGAATTTCATCATTACTTAACTGTTTCTGATCCACTCGTTCCCTCCTTGAGTTTATTTAACAATTCTTCACTAACTGCCTGCCCAACTATCTCCCCCATCTCCTGCCCTTTCCTTACCTGCTCTCCAATCTTCGCCTCCAACGCGCCTTGATTCTTCATAGCTTCCGTGGCTTCTCTATCCGAAATCTGTTTCTGCGCTTCTGCTTGCTTTGCCATTATTAACGACTGCGCAAGCTGTTCACGATACCATAGGTTAATTTCTTCTTCACTCGGCAGTATCTTCTTCCAGTTACGTTTTCTTGAATCCTTTAATATATCTGTTACCAGTTCCCGTATCCCTTGCGGATACAACTGTTTTATTTCAGGGAAATTTACTAATATTGTGTTTAATAACGCTAAATCGCGTTTTAGTTCCTCGTTAGGGTCAATATTAAGTTCGTCTCCCTGTATTGATATTTGCAGGCGTTTCTTGAAATACGGTTTTATATCTTTGAAATCAAACCAATACCCGTTTCTATCCTTAATCTGATACATTTCATCATCAGCAAATTGATAATACACACCCAGTATCTGATACGCCAATTCCTGTAAACCTATCTTGAATACTGATATATAGTCACCTATCCTGCCATACGCTTCATTCAACAATATCTGCGTTTTCCCCATCGGCGCCGACGGGTCAATCTGCGGGACCTGCCCGCTCGTTTCTGGACTTACCCCCGTCAACATCTGTAAAAACCGAGTTACCATTCCAATCAATTCTAAACTTATCGGATTCCCACCGCCAAACGTCAACTGCCGGACTCCGTTTACGTCCCGCAATACCCAACTCGCGCCCGGATACAGTTCATGTAAATCAGTATCAAAGCCACTTGCAATACTCGACACAATAACAGGCGAATTTGCCCATGTATTCATGTCTACTTGCTGCCGAACCATTGAATCAATCAGTTTACTTAACGGCTCGCTCTTCTCAATTAACGTCTGCCCATACACTTTCCCGGGCCTGTTAATAAACTTGAACGGAATATAGTTGTTCCGTCCGTTTACGTACGGATACTGTTTACACCGCAATATCGTACTCTTCTCATTCTCTTTTCGTATTGCATCAATATCAGCGTCTTTCTTAGCATCAACACCAATATCACCAGCGTAGTATATCTCCCATTTCTTAATTCCAGTCCCGTCAATGTCAGAATACCATATCAACCGCCATACATCGTACTTCCCAAACTGGTATGACGTATCTCCGCCCTTATCATTCGCCTTGAATAACTTATCTACATTCCCATACTTCCCTGCCTTCACTCTCTCCATCAACTCGTTATAATTCAATTCTACTCTATGCCCAATAAACTTAATGGTCGTGAAAAATTCCCGCATCTCCGCACCCGGCGAATATATAACATTCTTCCAACTATGTACCGCTATCCTCGCTCCGCTCCTATCGTAATCTTCTAATACTTCAATGTCCTCAATCGCCCGCCCTTCTGACAATTCCCCATACTGCCTCGGATACCGTTTCTTCGCATTGTGAAAATCAGACTCAAAATCGTCAACTGTACTGTAACTCTTCCGCTTCTTCTCAGTCCGTATATCACTCTCCCAGTATACTTCCAATAACCCCATCGGCTCTTTCCCCGTATTCAAACATAATACGTCCAGATCGTTCTCCGCATCCATATCAATTGCAATCGCATGATCCAGAAAATCTTCAATCTTCCCATTAATGTCCTCAACACTCCCAGTCTCTTCTTCTATCTCCTCGTTTATATTCACCCCATATATCGGACGCTTCTGAAACACTTGCTTAATCTTACTCTTCACCGTATCAACAATCGTCGCCGGTATCGGAATATGCGCATTACACGCGTCTTTAAACGGAAACGTTTTACTCGGCATCTGCTGATAATATAACGCATCCGCTACGTCAACTTTCGCGTCAAGTGGCGACCTCATCTCTAACGCCCGCTTTATCTCACGGCGAACGTCTGAGATCAACCGCTGTTCCTGCTCATCCGTTAGCTTAACGTCATACGCGCCACCAGCATCTCTCTTCGATTCCGTCGCGTATAACATCTTCCGCTTCTTCCATTTATTCTTACCCATATCTATCCTTAGTCTCCGTTATTTGCTTTATATTCGCCCGTTCACCTACTTCTGTCCACGTTACATTACTCTTTTGCATATAGTATCCGTACCGCTTTCTTCGCGTTATCTACACTCTTACATACCTGCTTCAATACCCACCTATCCCCACGCTTCACTAAAACTTTCTTCCCATCCCTCTTATACGGCATGACGCCTCCTCGTCGCAAACATCATCATCCTGTCAGTTCTACACCCCTTGCATAACCATTCACCGGATTTACTATGAAACAATGTTATCGGCAACTCATTCCCTTGTACTACCTTACTGTTCCGCCCGCATACATTACACTTCTGTACTTGTTCCATATGCGTCCCCCCTAAAACATTGTAGGCACATATCAATCCCAACATTCACGATAACCTTACCACACAAAATACATTTCTTCTCATCCCACCGAATCTTCTCAAAATT